AACAGGCACGTCGAGCGCAAGAAGCGCCTGCCGCACCTGCCGAACTCCCACCGGTCGAGAATTTCAATTCTGTTGATGAGTACGCCGACGCATTGGCGGTACGAAAAGCAGAGGAATTGTTGGCCAAACGTGAAGCTGATCGTGAACGCATGAGTGTGATTGAGGCGTATCAAGATCGTGAAGAGGACGCGCGGGCTAAGTATGAGGACTTCGAACAAGTCGCATACAACCCTGCACTGCCGATTACGAACGCGATGGCTGAGACTATTCAATCGTCCGATATTGGCCCCGATCTGGCCTATTACTTGGGTACCCACCCAAATGAAGCCAGCCGGATTTCACGCCTGTCGCCAATTTTGCAGGCTAAAGAGATCGGCAAACTGGAAGCCAAAATTGCTTCAGAACCGGTCTTAAAAAAGACAACTAGCGCCCCACCACCGATAGCGCCTATTAGTGGACGTGGTTCTGGCTCACCGTCTTATGACACGACTGACCCTCGCTCCGTCAAGAGCATGAGTACGTCAGAGTGGATTGAGGCGGATCGCCAGCGCCAGATCAAGAAGTGGGAAGCTCAACGTAATCGCTAACTTTTTTTAGGACATAAATCATGGCAAACTCGATTCTTACCATCGACATGATTACCCGGAAGGCTCTCGAAATTCTTGAGAACAACCTGGTACTCACTCGTAACGTCAATCGTCAGTACGACGACTCTTTCGCCGTTGAAGGCGCAAAAATTGGTTCCACACTGCGTATCCGCCTGCCGGATCGCGCGTTGGTAACCGACGGTGCCGCCCTGCAAGTTCAGGACGACAACGAACAGTTCACCACACTGACTGTTGCTTCGCAAAAGCACATCGGCGTGAACTTTACTTCTGCCGAACTCACCATGCAGTTGGATGACTTCGCAGAGCGTGTTCTGAAGCCTCGTATTTCTCAGCTCGCATCGTCGATCGACGCTGACGTTGCTAACGCATATAAGACCGTTGGTAACTCGGTCGGCACGCCTGGCACCACGCCTTCGACTTCGCTCGTTCTGCTGCAAGCCCAGCAGAAACTGAACGAAAACGCAGCTGTGATGTCACCACGCTACGCAACCGTTAACCCAGCTGCTAACGCTGGTCTGGTTGAAGGCATGAAAGGTCTGTTTAACCCAACCAACACCATCTCCAGCCAGTTCAAGAACGGCATGATGGGCACTGGTGTTCTGGGCTTTGAAGAAGTCAACATGTCTCAGTCGATCAAGCAGCACACCACTGGCTCGCGCGACGCTTCTGCTTCTACTCTGGTCAAGACTCCAGGCGTGACTGATGAAGGCGCGTCCACGATCCTGCTGGAGCAGGGTTCTGTGACAACCACCATCAAAGCTGGCGACGTGTTCACTATCGCTGACAGCTTTGCGGTTAACCCACAGACCCGTGAGTCCACTGGTTCGCTGTTCCAGTTCGTGGCTCTGGCTGACGCCACTGCCGTGGCTGGTACTTGGACTGTGACTGTGGCACCGATGTACTCGGCAAGCCACGCTCTGGCCACCATGACCGCTCTGCCTGCTACCGGCAAAGCCGTCACCTTCTTGGGCGCAGCTAGCAGCCAGTACGCTCAGAACCTTATCTACCATAAGGATGCGATCACTTTCGCTACCGCCGACCTGTTGCTGCCACAAGGCGTCGACATGGCTTCGCGTCAAGTACACAACGGCATCTCGCTGCGTGTTGTTCGTCAGTACGACATCAACAACGACCGTCTGCCTTGCCGTATTGACGTGCTGTACGGCTTTAGCACGATCCGTCCGCAAATGGCTTGCCGCATGTGGGGTTAAGTCTTGGTGGGGGCTTCGGCCCCCATTAACAACATTTTTTAAAGGATATTTATCATGGCTCTTCCTAATGGTGCTGGTGGCTACCAGCTCGGCGATGGCAATACTGGTGAAGCTCAACTGTTTGTTCAGGGCGCGCCAACTGCACTGACCGCAGCTGCAACCGCAACTGCTGCTCAACTTGCAAATGGTCTGTTCACTTTCAACGGCACTGCTGGCAATCTGACTCTGCCAACCGTTGCTGATCTGGAAGCAGGCGTGTCTAGCGCATCTAAAGTTAACGCAGCGTTTGACTTCTTCGTTATCAATATCGATGCTGGTACTGACGACGTAACGGTTGCAACAGCTACTGGCTGGACTCTGGTTGGCACTATGGCAGTGACTGAAAACACTTCAGGTCACTTCCGTGCCCGCAAGACCGGCGACGGTACTTGGACTTGCTACCGCATTTCTTAATGCTATGGGGGCTTCGGCCCCCATTTTTAAAGGATAAATCATGCCAAATACAAAAGCTGTAGGCGTTGCGTTTGAAGACGCGCAACTTGACGGCGCAATTATGGGCAAATCTGGCGGCACCGCTGGTTTTTACGGTACAACCCCCGTAGTTCAAGGCGCTGCCTTGACTACTCAGTTGACCTCAATTACCAGCACTGCACCAGGCACGCTTGATTTTGCAATTCAAGACTTGACTCAGACTACCCCTTTTGGCTTTGCAACCAAAGACGAAGGTAATACTGTTTTGGCTGTAATCGCCAACTTGCAAGCCCGCCTTGCTCAAGTTGAATCGCGTCTTGAAACTGTCGGTTTAATCGCCGCTAATTAAAAGGCGGGGCTTCGGCCCCGTTCTCTCATGCCTATTTATTTACAGCACCCAGTTCACGGCACCAAAGTCGCCACTATGGAGCTAGAAGCCGAATTTGATGAACAAAATGGCTGGCTTCGGTATAATCCCGACACACCTTCAGTTCCTGAAGCGGCGGCACCAGCCAATGAACTGGAAGTTAAACGTCGTCGTAGCCGCACCACTGTAGAGGCGGCAGCTTAAAGGAGTGTAAATGGCAACCGCCTTCGACCAGATTAAAGCGTCGCTTCGGCTCATAGGCCAGCTGGCTGAAGGTGAAGAGCCCTCCCCGCAGGCAGCACAAGACGCGCTGTCGGCCATGAATCAGATGATTGATTCGTGGAATACTGAGCGCCTAGCCGTGTTTTGCACGGAAGACCAAGTGTTTAACTGGCCGCCTGGCGAGATCACCCGCACGCTTGGGCCTAGCGGTAACTTTATCGGCAACCGCCCCGTTCTAATTGACGACGCAACGTACTTCCGTGACGCTAGCACCAACGTGTCCTACGGCATCAAGCTGATTAACCAGCAACAGTACAACGGCATTGCGGTCAAGACAGTCACCAGCACTTACCCGCAGGTCATGTTTGTGAACAATACGTTCCCAGACATCACCATGACGATCTACCCCCAACCAACACGCGTTCTGGAGTGGCACTTTGTGTCGGTGCAGCAGCTGGATAAACCAGCTACTTTGAACACGGTGCTGTCGTTCCCACCAGGCTATCTGCGTGCGTTTAAGTACAACTTGGCGATGGAAATTGCCAACGAGTTTGGTGTTGAGCCTATGCCGCAAGTGCAGCGTATCGCCATGACGTCCAAACGTAATCTGAAGCGCATCAATAATCCTGATGACGTGATGTCCATGCCGTACTCGCTGGTGGCCACTCGCCAACGCTTCAATATTTATGCGGGGAATTACTAAGCATGCCTAACGCTTTAGCGCCGCCAAGCAAGAATAGACTGGCTCAAGGTTTGCGCCTTACGCCAGATTATTCTATTGCGCCTGAAGCGGAGTTAGGCACTTGGACTGCTGCCGACGAAAAAGCGTTTCAAACAGGCATTCGGCAAACCCCTTGGTATGCCCAATTCATCAAAAAATTTGGTGGGCCGCCTGACTTAAACTCACCAGAATACAATTACCGCGCAGCGTGGAAATCAGGGATGCGTCCGCAAGATTACGAGTTTGATAGAGAAATGCAACATTGGGGTAGCGTTACACCCCAAGGTAAAAGCGTTAAATCTACTAGCCATCCAACTGCTTGGATGGAAGATTATATGAGCGTAACTGGCCGTGACCCCCACACACCGGGCGCCATGACCCCCGCGCAAATAGAGGCAATACAACGCGGTTTAGTGTACCGATACGGTGGCATGAAATGAAAACGCCTATCCTTGGCCAATCGTATGTGGCTCGCAGCGTTAACGCTGCGGATAGCCGCATGGTAAACCTGTACCCTGAAGCCACACCGGCGCCAGAAGGTATGGAGCCCGCGTTTCTGAACCGGGCACCCGGCCTGCGCAGGTTGGCGACTGTCGGTACAGGCCCCATCCGTGGGCTGTGGCAGTACGGCAACTACGGCTACGCCGTTTCAGGCAGCAAGCTCTACCGCATATCGAGCGATTGGACGTCAATACCGCTAGGTAACGTCAGTGGCACTGGCCCCGTGTCGATGGTGGATAACGGCACACAACTCTTCATTGCGGCCAATCCTGATGGCTACATTTACGACGCGTCAACTGAAGAGTACGCCGAAATTACGGATGTAGACTTTCCAGGTGCTGTGACTGTGGGCTATTTGGACGGTTATTTCGTTTTCCAAGAGCCAAACTCCCAAAAGTTCTGGACGTCTGAACTGCTTGACGGCACCCAGCTCGACCCACTGTCGTTTGCCAGTGCTGAAGGTATGCCAGACAACTTGGTGTCGCTGTTTGTCGACCACCGCGAGGTATGGCTGTTTGGCACCCAATCCGTTGAAGTCTGGTACAACGCTGGCGACACACCGTTTCCTTTGGCTCGCATCCAAGGTGCAGTCAACGAGCTGGGCTGCGCAGCGACCTTCTCGGTTGCCAAGATGGATAACTCGCTGTTCTGGCTAGGGTCAGACGCCCGTGGCCAAGGCGTGGTGTTTCGCGCCAACGGCTACACTGGCCAGCGCATTTCGACCCACGCGGTTGAGTTTGCCATCCAGAGCTACGGCACCATCTCAGACGCAATCGCTTTCACCTATCAGCAAGACGGCCATGCTTTCTACGTGCTGACCTTCCCGACTGCCCAGAAGACTTGGGTGTTCGATGTGGCCACGCAAGCCTGGCATGAGCGCGCCGGGTTTGCTAACGGTCAATTCATCCGTCACCGTGCCAACTGCCAGATGTTCTTCAACAACCAAGTGGTAGTTGGCGACTTCCAGAACGGCAAGATTTACGCTTATGACCTCAACGTGTTTGCTGACGACACGCTGCCACAAAAGTGGCTGCGGTCATGGCGAGCGCTGCCTACCGGCCAGAACAACTTGAAGCGTACCGCCCAGCACGCCTTGCAGCTTGAATGCGAGACAGGCGTGGGCATCGTGACCGGCCAAGGCAACGACCCACAGGTCATGCTGCGCTTCTCAGATGACGGCGGCCACACATGGTCGAACGAGAAGTGGGCGGGCATGGGCAAGATGGGCAATTACGGATTCAGAGCGTTCTGGCGTCGGTTGGGCATGACTGACAAGCTGCGTGACCGCGTGTACGAGGTATCAGGCACCGACCCCGTCAAGATCGCCATTATGGGTGCCGAACTCGCTTTGTCCGGCACCAATGCCTAACCCAGATAACGAACCGCAAATACCCAAGAATCAGTCGCCGATTACTGACGACCGGACGGGTCTTGTCTCGCGTGACTGGTATCGGTTTTTCCTAAACCTGCTTAACAAGGCCAACCAAGGCGGCGGCGGGTCAGGCACGGTCACATCGGTCAATGTATCGGGCGGCACGACGGGTTTAACGACCTCTGGCGGGCCTGTCACGACCTCCGGCACCATCACCCTGGCTGGTACCCTAGACGTCGATAATGGCGGCACAGGCGCCACTACAGCCTCTGGCGCACGCACTAATCTAGGCGCAGCCGCATCAGGTGCCAACTCGGACATCACGTCGATGTCGGGCGTAACAGGCGGTATCTCGTCGCCCGACTTCATTCAGTTTGACACGACTGCTACCGTCACTGACGCCACTGGCAGGCTGTATTACGACGACGAAGATCAGTTTCAGACGCTGACGTTCCAAATGAACGGTGCGGCAATCCAGCGCATTGGTGAAGAACTGTATTACCGCGTCAAGTTGTCGTCTGCGGCGACCAAAGGCCAAGTGCTGATGTTCACAGGCACACTGGGAGCCAGCGGCGGTCTGACAGCTGCACCGGCCACCGGATTGCTGCCGGAGCAAGCCAATTACATTTTAGGGCTGGCCCACGAAAGCGGCATCACCAACGATTGGGTGTTTGTCACCACGTTTGGTGAGGTCAAACAAATTAACACTACCGGCGGGGCGGAGACGTGGGTGCAGGGCGATGTTCTTTACTACAACCCGTTAGTAACCGGTGGCCTAACCAAATTTAAACCTACCGCACCTGCTGCCATCTGTTCGGTAGCTGCGGTAGTTAACGTAGGTGTGTCTAACGGCATTTTGTTTGTGCGGCCAACCTATGGCTCGGTGCTGGGCGGCACGGACGGCAACGTCAACTTTACGTCGTTGGCCTCCGGCAACACGCTGATTTACGACGCCGTGGCAGGTGTGTGGGAGAACGCCAACCTGACGGCTGGCACGGCCATCAGTGTCACTAATGGTGCCGGG